ATCCAACATGTTCTTGCAGCGAAGGATGCAAAGAGAAATTAAATTGGGCGGGATGGAAGAAAGGTTTCACTTCAAAGTATGTTAGGGGGCATAATGCAAGAGTTGATTCTGTTTATTTAAACCCAGACAAACAGAATGAATTTGCTAAGAAAAGATCTGAAGGATACAGGCGGGGAAAATATTCTGTTTGGAATTCTGGGTTAACGAAGCAATCTTCTGATAAGGTTGCGATGATGAGTGAGAAGATATCTGCGACCTTAAAAGAAGGTTACGATACAGGAAAGATAGTTGATTGGCATTCATTAAATCCAGAAAAATCAATTCAGGTTGCCAAAAAAGTTTCTGAGACAAAGAAGCGGATGTATGCCTCAGGAGAGCTTATACCATGGAATCTTGGACTTACGAAGGACGTGAATAATTCTTTATTAAAGTCATCAATTTCCATAAGCGAGAATTATAAAAATAATCTTGATGCATCTGCAAAGAGATTGTCACCTGATGAAGTTGAATCTAGGGTAAATGAAACTGGAATATTTGATCTGTTGTCAAATCCAAAAGAATATCGAAACAAATATCAAAAGTTACGATTGAGGTGTAAAAACTGTCAATCAATTCAACTAAAAAGTATGATGATGATAGAGGCAACACCGGTATGCCATGTATGTCATCCTAAGGAATCAAAGGGCCAGTTAGAAATACTCAATTTTGTTAGATCTCTTGGGATTGATGCAATTTCTAATGATCGTTGTATCATTTCTCCGTTAGAAATAGACGTTCTCATACAATCAAATCGTCTTGCAATTGAATACAATGGACTGTATTGGCACTCATCCGCAAGAATTTTGGACAAAGATTATCACGAAAAAAAGAGGTTGTCTACGATCAATGCTGGGTATCGTTTTTTAGGAATATATGAAGATGAATGGAGAGATAAGCGAAACATCGTTGAAGGAATGATTCGTCATAGATTGGGTAAATCTATAGAGGCATATGATGCAAGATCACTAAAAATCGAAAAAATAGATTCAAAAACATCGAATTTTTTCTTTGAAAGATCTCACCTTGAAGGTTCAACAAAGAACATTGTTACATTTGGACTTGTTGATGGAAAAGGTGTTGTTCATGCGGCAATGTCATTACGCAAACCATTTCATGTATCGAAATCTTCCAGGCTAGAGGTCGCTAGATCTGCAATGCTTCCTGGGATTTCCGTCAGGGGTTGGATTGGTAAATTAACAAAAGAATCATTAAAGTATTCAAAGAACAATGGATATGAAGGTTTGATGACGTATGTAGATTCCAGGGTTGGAAATGGAATTGGGTACACGTCTTCTAAAATTTGGAATCTTGAAAAAGCAAGCACTGGTCCTAGATTCTGGTGGACCGACTTTGAAAATCGATTTAATAGATTCAAGTATAAGGCGGACAAAAAAGCAGGATTATCTCAAACAGAGGTTGCACTGAATGCAGGTGTTTCTGAAATTTGGGGTTGCAGTAACTCTTTACTGATTTCTAAGTGATTTGTAACAAATGTAGGTTTACATTCGTTTAGAATGATTACATAATTTAGTAAACCTACAGGAGACACATGTCAGACAACAGAGAAATTAAGAATTCAGTTTTTACAATGGGTGGATCTGGTATTGACCCGAGGATACCTTCGGTTTCGCAAAGTGAAGCAGTAAAAGCTGATTTTGGTCTTGACATACCTTCTGAACTTGTTCCTCTTCCTTCAAACGGTCTTGTTTACCCACAAACATCCTCTCTATATGGAAAGGATTCAATCGAAATTAGACCGATGACTGCTCGTGAAGAAGACATTCTAACGTCTAGGGCCTTATTGAAAAAGGGAACAGTTTTGACGGAGCTGATCAAGTCTTGTCTCGTTGATAAGACTGTAAATCCTCTTGATCTTGTTGCTGGTGATCGTAATGCCTTGATGGTCGCGATTCGTATCACGGGATATGGTGCAGATTATACGACTGAAATTGAGTGTAACGAGTGTAGTGCAAAAAACCAGCAGGTGTTCAATCTGTCTGAACTTCCTGTAAAAAGGCTTGAGATTCAACCTGTCGTTGATGGTCAAAATCTTTTTGAGTTCCTTCTTCCTTACACAAAGAAGAAAGTCATGTTCAAATTTACCACAGGTAGAGATGAAGAAGAGATGTCAACTCTACAAGATAAGCAGAAAAAGTTAGGTCTAAAATCCGATTCTGCAGTGACAATGGCATTACAAAACGCAATCTTGTCGATAGATGGTATTGAAGATAGACACAAGGTCAGTAACTTTGTGAAGAACATGCCAGCAAGGGATTCGTTAGCTTTAAGAAATCATATTAGAGAAAACGAACCTGGAATCACGATGAAGCAGGAAGTTACGTGTCCTTCTTGCGGTCACTCCGAGGAGGTGAATATGCCGCTTGGTGTTAGCTTTCTTTGGCCTACGTCCTGATGACAGGGAAATCCTGATCCTTGAACCGATATTCTTGTTGATGTATTATGGTGGTTTCTCTTATAGAGAGGCCTATAATATTCCTGTTTCTTATAAGCAATGGTTTATTGCAAGATTAAATAGGGAATTAACAAGAAGCTCAGAAGAAGGATCAGGACAGTCTAGGGCTGTTCACAATAATACCCCGGAAACTCGTGCGTTAATGGGAATGGCTAGGACAGAAACGCCAGCCAGGCTTCGTAGGTTTACATAAAAATCACACTTTTTTGGCACATCTACTATGATTTTGTGTAGATATATGCATGATGAAGACAAAAATCACCCTAAAAGATTTGTCAACTAGCGAAGAGTCTCGAAAAACCCTCTTTGAATACGTCGCAAAATGGTTGATGGGAGAAAGAGTTTCAGAGATAGAACTGGTTGGAACGTTAAATCAAGTTAACGTTTTAAAACGCGCTGTCTTGGAATCTAAAAACTTCCACAATTGTCTATTAGAAAAAGATTCTTCTTTAAAGTCAATCACTGCATCATTTAAGTCAAGACTTGAGGCTGCAAAAAAGTTTGAAGATACTTTTCAAACACAATGGCTTCTTTGACCCGTTCATTAAATGGAATGATCAATCATGGCGATAAATGATGATAAGAATGTTAAAAAGCAGACTGATGCCGCCAAACGATCATTAGAAGAAACAAAACAGCAGCTTTCTGAAATTGCTAAAAAAGTACAAGAGTTTAGCACGCAAATTTCTGCGTCTCTTGAGATCGTTGCTGCGGGTTTTGATAAAATCAACGACAAGATAAAAGACAATTCAGAATCCATAGAATCTCTTAGCGATCAAACTGATGTCTTTGAAATGTTGCAAGAATCAATGCAACAAACGTCAGAGGACACTGAAAACTCAACAAAGTTAATTGGGAAACTTGCTGATGCGATAAAAAAGCAAGGAAAACAACAAGAAGAAGCATCAAAAGCTGCGGGATTTAAAAAGGGAGGCGATGGTAAAAACAACGTATACGAGCAGATATCAAAATCTTCAAAAAATGCAGCAAAAGGATTGACACTTTTATCTGCTGCGTCTAAGGCACTAAGTGCAGCGTTTAATACGATAAAGTTCGGTGTCACAGGATTAATAGACGTCATTTCAAGCCTTTTTGGTGCCGCAATGACGTTGGGAAAACTCGTATTTAACTTTGTCTCAGCCCTTTGGGAAAAAGTCTTTGACATGGCGAAGGAGATGATGCAACAGGGGGTTGAGTACGCCAGAGCCGTAGAAGAAATAAGGGAAAAATTTGGTGATGTGTCAAAGGGTGTCGGTAAGGCCGTCGTTGACATGGGAAATCAAATTTTTGCGGGAGGTGCTGCAGGCCTATCAGGTTTCGCGCTTTTTGAAAACAAAGCAGATGCGTTAAGAAAAATGGGTGAAATGGCTGCGGCCGGAGGCGCTGCTTTCGAATTATTGATTGATCAATTTAGAGGAAAAAACCTTAACGATTTATACGCATTCAAGGAGGGTCTTGGTCTCACAAATGAAGAGTTTGCTGGAATGACACGTGCAGCAATCGTTGCAGGCAAACCAATCAAGAGTTTAATGTTAGATGTTCAAAAATATGCCAGAGGTTTAACAAATGAGTTTGGTGGAACTGCAAAGGCGTTTAAATCAATCTCGCGTGATATAGTGAAGGCAAGAATGGATGTCAGGCACTTTGCAAACGTTGCCACAAAGGACCTGGCTGCCGCTGCTATGTATGCCCGTAAGCTTGGTGTTGAACTTGAAAAGATCGTTGGCATCATGGATGCATTTGATACGTTTGACTCTGCCGCAGAAAACGTATCTAAGCTGTCACAGGCGTTCGGCGTCAACTTAGACGTCATGGAATTGATGAGTGCAAAGACGCCGACCGAGCAGGTCGAAATGATCAAGAAATCGTTTGCTGCGGCCGGCAAGTCAGTTGAGACGATGAATCGTCAAGAATTGAAATACCTTGCAACTACGTTGAGCCTCGATGAGGCGACAACCCAACAATTGTTGTCTACCAAGAATCAAGGTGTCGCAATGGACAAGTTGAACAAATCAACAAAGTCTATGGAACACCAGATGTTAGACACCGCCTCGGCCATGAAGGATATCATGGGTGAAATCAAGAAGGTCGTCAGGGAAATTCAGATACAAGGAAGTGGGTTCTTCAGCGTATTTCTTGAGGGATTCATGCAAGGTATCGTCAGGTCTGGTCCTTTTAGGAACATGTTGAAGGATATTGCCCAGGCTATTGTCAAGGTGAGAAATGCCGGAATAAAGCTCGGAATGATCTTTGTTGAAACATTTCCAGGGCTAAAAAAGATGATGGAATCATTGGGTCACCTCATGCCAAAGATTTCAAACCTTTTCACAGTATGGGGAAACACCGCTGCAAACTTCTTTAAACAATTGAAGGAAGGAAAGGCAAATGTTGATGATTTTATTGACTCTTTGATCGGCGACACAAAGGGATTCTTCAGATCTGCCGGTAAGGACGGAGAAGATTTCCTTGATGGTGTCTCTGAGGTGTTCGGTGCATTTGGAACGATACTCAAAGGAATTGCGATAAAAATCGTCAAGACGATCGGCGAGGTCCTTCAAAAGGCGTTTTCTTTCATTGCAGACGTGTTAGAAGGAAAGAAGAGCATTTCTGAAATACTATCGAATCAATTTGGCAAAGTTGGTGGTGCAGCGACCAAGGGTTATAACAAGGCCAAGAAAGAATTATCACCGGTGTGGGATGCATTGGTCGGAGCATTTGAAAAAGTTCAACCACAACTTGAAAGAATCTGGAATGCCATAGTTGAAAAGATGAAAAAAGGATTCGATGAATTTCTAGATTATCTTGGAAAAAAATGGCAATCATTTGATTTAATAGGTTTTATTGCCAATAATCCTAAAGCAAGTTTTATGTTGACACTCTGGGGGATTAGTAAGTTTCCAGGTGTTGTAAGCGCTGGTGCAGATTTTGCTAAGTTTTTTTTCAGAGGATTTTCATCAGTTGGTATACCTGCACTAAAAAATGTTTTTGAAAACGTTCAAGCAAATTTTGCTCCAGGTGGTGCAGGGTTAAAAGGTTTACCTGGAATGATGTCTAAAAACACAAAGGTCGGTGGTGGTATGGCCCTAGCTGGCGTTGCGGCGGGTATGGGTGCTGATAAACTTTATGAATCAGGTCATGAACGCCTTGGCGGTGCAGCACGTATGGGTTCCCGTGCGCTTGAATTTGGTGGATTAGGGATGATGGTTGGTGGTCCTCTTGGAGCCGCCGCTGGTGCCGCTCTCGGTTTAGCATATGCAACAGCATTTGATGGTGCTTTGGATGATGTTCTTGTTACTAAGCTTCCATCCGCTGAAAAAGTACAAAAAACAGCTGAAGACATATTGTCACACAAAGGTGCATTAAAAGTTGAAATCTCAAAAACAACAACAAGTCAATCATTTCTTAATTTAAAAGAAAACCTTGATCAACAGCGAGCACGTTATATTGCTGAAGCAACATCAACATGGAACGTTGATGATCAAGAGATCGAAAATATGCATGGAATGATGGAGGAATATTTTGCCTCAACTATTCCTCAAATGTCTGAAGCGCAAATTAGAGATCTTGCAAAACAAGAAGAATATTCATTAAATAAGGTCGGGGAAGGTTTAAATACCGCAAGGATGTTTAGTATCAAGCAGTTAGAGGAAGAACACAAAGGTGAATACCTTACGATGGAACAGCTTGGTGAACTTGGTTTATCTGATCAAGCAAAAGCTGTGTTTAGGAGTTACCAAAGAATTAGAAAGTTGAATGATGCGGTTAATGAGAAATCAAAAGCCGCTGCAAATGTTTCTACATCTGTAGGAGCCTCTGCAAGTGCCTCCGCAGAGGCCTCAGCGGCAGCAGCAAAGAAAGCAGAAGAAGAAGGAAAGAGGATGATGGAAGAGACCATTGATGAAATGGGTCTTACAACTGTTGATAATGTTGATGAAAGAATAAAAAAGATTTTATCGGTTGGCGAAAAGATCTCTGGTAGTAAAGATAAATTTGAAGAGCAAATGAAAAAGGTTAGAGCTGACCTTGCAAGCATGAATTTTTCTTTATTTGAAAACGAAGGAGATCGTAATAAATTCGCGAAGAATCTCGGTGATGCATCATCCATCCTTACGTTTATAACAACGATGGAAAAACTTATCGTATCAATGGACAATCTGAACAAGGCGGCAACAAACTTCGGTGGTGCAGACCAACAGGCATCGATACTAGGAAAATTCTTAAAAAACATATCATCGATCAAGAGTGGATTTGAATCGATATCAAACACATTCAAGGGTGCTGCGTCTGCTGACTTTAGTGGTATTGAATCTTTCATACAACTGACAGAGAAGCTAAGTGATCATTCAGGAAAAATTGTTGAAAATCTTGAAGAGTTTGGTGAAAACGTTGGAAAGATTCAAGTCAGCAAGACGATGGACGCAATAAGGGGGTTGTCGAGATCCTTGGCAGATATGCAAGCAGAGATGAAAAAGACCCTGGAAGAAGGTGCAAAAGGTGTCAGTATTAAACTAGCACCCGCTCAAACAAATCTTGCAGGAAAGGGTGGAGTACAGGTCAAGAGTACCCCGATACAGCAAAACATCAAAATCGAAGTTCAGATGAAGACTTCAGATATTGAACAGATGATATTCAAGGATTCAAAGTCAATAACGTTGGAGGGTCTTAATAAGACTCTTGAAATGGTAAATGCTCATCAAGCAGACAACAAGTTGTTTTATACCGGCGTAGGATTTACTGCTATTCCTCCAAAGTCATAAATAAAATCTTTATATTTGTAAAAATGAAAACCCAAAACCTAGAAGATTACCTAAAAAACTTAAGATCAGATCCAACTCATGCTGCACTTATTAAGAAAGTTCCGCAAGAGGAACGAAAAAAAGTGATCAATCTTGTCGAGTACATAACAAGCACGTTGTTTGAAAGCATGACGTTAGCTATGAGCGCAGCAGCGTCTGATCCTGAAATTTCGCAACAACTTACCGAGGCGTTGAAAGACGGAAACGGGATAATTAAGGAGAGCGATGGTTCACCCATTGTATCCACGGAAAAACCGGAAGAAAAGTGACGGTGTTCAATGTCTGATATAAAAACTGGAAACAAGGGGTTTGTCAATCCCATCGACGGAAAGGTTTATCACATCGATCAGGTTCCTGTCGGTGAGGATGGCGTTAACATACCAGACAACCTAAAACCCGTTGATCCAGGAAATATTAAGATAGATTCAACTGTCAAGGACATCGGGAAGAAAACGCGATTGACGTTGGGAACATACCTCAGCGAGCTAACGAAGGGAAACGTAGGTTCAACCAGCGTTTCTAACAAGTATACAATCGATCCTCCCACTGATGCAACCCAGACATCAACCATTGTTGATGAAAAAGGCTATCCATCACCGATATCACCCTCACAAAATTCGAAACAATTTAATAAGGGTTTACCTTCATCATTTTCAAATGAATTTTCTAAGTTGCAGCAAGGTGGAGAGAAGATAAAGAAAGGGTTATCATCTGTCGACGCTCCGGACGGAAACACGTTGCTACCGGATGCAAAGAAGCAAGGATCACCAATTCCTGAATATACGTCTTCTGTCGTATCAAACAATGTTTTTAACTCTGAAGTAAACACGTATCTTGATCCGGAAATAGATCCGACCGCTCCTCCTGCGTCTTTTGAACCAGAGATTAACGACATTGCTGGTGGTGAAGCAAAGGGTGTTTATTCTGGAGCTGACAAAGACCCTCTAACCCTAAAAGAGTCCCGTCAGAAGGCCGTTGATGCCACGGAGAAGAATAGGTTTTCTTTGGACAAGACATCCGCAGATAAACCTCTTTCTTCAACGACAGATCCCGTGACCGGGGTGCCCTCTCAGCTAAGCGGGCAATCAAATGAAAATTCTTACGTTCCTGGGATCGACATAAAGCCTCAATCGTCTGATCCCAGTCTTGTTGGAACTGGTTTTTCAAAAGGAAAAAATGTCAAGGTAGAGTATGACGGTCACAATCTTCTAAAGACCGTGTCTGGAAACACAAATACAACGACCAACAACCTTGCTAAAAAATCAAGCGGTGTTGGCGGTGCAACTGATGATGAGTTTGGCGTCCCCGTCAACAATGGAAAGAACGTTCCATCAGGTCATCCAATTTCAAGTTATAAAACCGGTGGTTTGGGAGTCTTGTCTGCAGGAAATAATCGTTGGGCACCCAAGGTCACATCAGATCCAGGTTTCAATCCTTCATTAAAGGTTGTGGGTCAGTCTGAACCGGTGTCTCATTTGAAGATGGCCAAGGTTGGAACGGGACTTTTGCAACGTGCGTCTGCAGAAATACCAGCTTTTACTGCTGATAGATTTGATCCTACGTCTAACACTGCGGAATTAGGTGCGATTTTGCCCTCTGCTGCCCAATTAGGAATATTAAAGGTTAATAACCAGTTATTGAGTGCAAAGGATGTGTTAAATTCACTTGAAGATTCTGAAGTTGATACTGCCTCTTTGTCATCAATTGCACCGTTCGGTGGACAATCATGGGGAAATTTAACGTCACCATCAGAACCCTTTGATGATCCCAGCAGCATCGGACTTAGCGTAACGATGCTATTGATGGTTAATGCAATCACGCTTTTATTAGATTCGATTGCACCTCCAGGTAATGGTGATCGACCAATAAAAACCGAAAAAGGTCGTAGGGTAAAAGGAAAGAGCACGTTTAAAGCTGAAAATAATTCTTTTGCATTTGATGTTTGGAAGTTTTTTGGAATCTATCAAACAAGAAACAACTTTAGGCGAGCTGTATCCGTGGGCAGTAAGGCATTCTTTTTAGGGGGTAAGAATGCAGGTATCACAAACGGTGACTTGGCACTTGCGACCTTAGGAGCAGGCCTTGATTCAATCATCGGTGATGGTTCTGCTGTCGGTGCAAACCTTTCAGTGTGCAGAACGATCATCAGATCAGGCTTGATCATTGCTGATTATTTTTCTTCAATTTACAAGAGAGGTGTTGAAAGTTTCACCGGAGGTGCCAAGGCATCACTGGGACTTGTCAAAATCGTTAGGTCTTCTAAACTGGTTCGTGCTCTCAACGTTTTTGCGATGCTAGGTGATAATGTGATCGAAGCGAGCCGTGGCCCCGCGCTCACAAATCCAGACGGAAGTTTTGAGAAGTTTTCAGGTCCTGATTCAATTGACCCAAACTTCTTTGATATTGATAAAGGTAACAAAAAAATTAAAGGAATCAAAGGCAGTCAAACATCAATTAAAAAAAGCAGATTAACATACGGCGATAATTATGATCCCACTTTGGCATGGTCATCAGCTCGTTCTCCATCAATTTATTTGACAAATCCTGGAATAACCGCGATAGTAGCGCAAGATTCTGAAGGAAATTTAGGATCATTTAAAGGTAGTGCGTTGTTATCAAACAAAAGCAACGGTGGAACTCCACACGCGATATTTCACAAAACTGCCGAAAGTGGAACGTCAAGGATCAGTAATGACGACAGGGAAGTTTTTGAAAGAATCCTTGATGCAGAGTACGTACCGTTTTCCTTTCACGACGTGAGAACGAATGAGGTCATTTCTTTTCATGCATTCCTTGCATCACTAACAGATGATTACACCGTTGCATACGATACGACAGAAGGTTTTGGAAGGATTGAGCCCGTTAAAACTTACAAGGGAACGATAAGAAGGATTGGAATGAGCTTCTACGTTGCTGCGACGTCGGAGCAAGATTTCGACCACATGTGGTTTAAGATCAATAAGCTGTCAACGATGGTATATCCTCAGTACACGTCAGGAAGAGATTTATTACCAGGAAATTACAGCTTCAAAGCTCCATTTAGTCAATTGCCTGCAGCAAGCCCCTTGATAAGAATCAGGCTTGGAGATTTAATACGATCAAATTATTCTAGGTTTGCACTGGCAAGGTTGTTCGGTGCTGCTGATGGAACGATGAAATTGCCTAATTCTGACGCAGTTAATTTTGATAGTGAACAAACTAAAAGAGTTAACAAATTAGCAAAATCTTTTCAAGAATCTACAAACCCAATATTTGTTGGAAAATCTTTAGATAAATTTGCGTTTAATGATAAATTTCAACATAATAGTTTTTTTGATCTTTATCTAGAGGATGAATTAAGTGATGATTTGATCATTTCTTTAAAAGAAACTGGCGTTGTTAATTCAGTAAAAATTAAACAAATTTCTAGTGAAGATTCTGAAGAATATATCGTTGATTGTAATGTTTCTTTTAATCGTGTACAGATTGAAACTACGTCAATTATTGAAGAATTTTTAAGTGATGTTTCAAAAAAATATTTTTCAAATTTAAATCTTACATTTTCTATCCCGCCTGATAATCCTATTTTTTATCAGCTTTATCAATTTCAAGCAGGATTGCAATTAGGAATTGATATAAAATCCGCAGGTGAATTTGCTGCACTAGATAGTTTCATGCAGCCTGAAAACAATGCAATTGTTAAATCTTTTGAATCAGCTGCGGGTCGAGGTTTAGCAGGTGTTATTGAAACCATGAATTTTGATTGGTATGATAAGGTCACGTGGTCAACAGATTTTGGTCGCACTGCACCGAAGATGTGCAAGGTGACGATATCCTTCTCACCGATCCATGATATTTCTCCTGGAATTGATCACTTGGGTTACAATAGGGCTCCTATATATCCTGTCGGCGCTGGATCTGCACCATCAATAACTAAAAAACCAGTACCAGATGAAATCTAACATTAACGTGGGAATCATTAACGTTTAATGTGATAGTTAATTGTTGAAATGGCCTTCAGTCGATATAGAGGTGCTCCTGTTCTTTCTTTAGGAAAGCAATATGGAACGTATAGGGCAATCGCAGCCGTGAGACAAGCGATAAAAAACGGAATCGTTCCGATTGTTTCAACAATAACGATCAAAGAGGGACAACGATTAGATCATCTCGCTGGGCTTTATTATAATGATTCAAATCTCTGGTGGGCAATTGCTGCAGCATCTGATATAGGATGGGGACTACAAGTACCGCCAGGAACAATAATCAACATACCAGACATTAATGCAATTTCTTCTATCGTTGGGTGATCTATGGCCGATGTTGACTTAAAAGAGCTTACAGGGATTTATCGAAGTTTTTCTACGATAAACGATATAACTTCTGAGTACATTAGCACAAAAACTTCAGTAAACACAGACTATGTAAATAACTTGTTGAAAATTTTATTCCCAACAAGTTTAACGTTTCATTCTGGTTTATCGTTATGGAAAAAATTTACTGAAATTGCAAGTGATTCTGAAAAAAAACTTTCTAAATTGGTTAGATTTTACTATTTTGAGCCGAATCAAACAAATAGTTCAAGTGCAATATCTAGTTGGTATAGCGAAAAGGGTGGTAGGCCTTCAACGTATGCTTATCCAAGCATCAATAAAGATCAAAAAAACAAAAATCAACCAGAATATTCTACGGGATCATCATTGTCAGAAATGATGGATCCAGATGTTGTTGAAAAATTTAAGTCAAAAGTATCAATGATACTCGTTGATACACCGGCGATAGATTTGAAATTAAGAAATGCTGACAAAGTTGAGATCTTTGCAAATTATTTTCCTTCTGTGATGATGTCACAAACAGTTCCTTATTTAGACGTTAAATTTATAACGCAGAAGGACGTTATAACAAATCCAAACTCAAAGATTATTGAAAAAGACGGGAAGCAAATACTGCTCACGGGTGGGTTTGATTTTTTAAGTCCAATTGGTTTTTTGAAAGGAAAGGGAATTTTTTCCGGGATTTCAAATGATCTGATGTATTCTGCATATAGCACTTATTATGATAAACACGGTTCAGTTCCTACAAGGCCACCATCAACATCCAACAACGACCCTCCATCTGTGGGAAAAAACAGTTTGATGCAACAGGTATCTACGGGAATCGAAATGTTTACAATGCCTCAAACGTTGATCAACATGGATGACGTAGATAAGGTAAACCCACGCTACAATCCCATATTGAATCTAACAGTTCCTTTTGGAGCAATTCAAAGTGTTTCGATAAATGCTGTACCGTCATATAGCGTATTTTCATTTAAAACAGCTGCGTTAACGATGAAGATATTTGATCGTTCTAGGCTCAATGAGATTGCAGAGATTTTAAATCCAATTCTATACTCAAAAACAACAGTGTTATTAACTTACGGTTGGAGAGCACCAGCACAACCACACAACGTGCAACTACAAAACAAATATCACAATTTCATCAATGGAACAATGATGAAAAGTGAAACCTATGGGATTAGAAATTCATCAATTTCAATTGATAATTCAGGTGTGGTTAATGTCACCCTAGATTTATTCACAAAAGGAACGGCAGAGTTAAGAGATGTGACGCCCACAAGTGGAACTGAAAATTACAATACACAGCAAAATGAATTATTACAAAGGTTTGAAGATATAAAAAGGTTGGCGGAAAAATTAAACATTGTATCGATAAAATCAGCCGGCGAAGACATTAGAGGTTCAATGTTACTTGGTGCTGCTCTTGGTGGAGGTTTTCCACAAATGTCAGAATATGATGCATTTTATGATTTTAACAAATTACAAAATTCTCTTAGGCTGCAAAGTAACGAAAAAACCAAGAAAGATTCAGAAAAATTAATTAAGCTTATAAAAGATCTGTATATTACAACGGCTGATTTAAGACCTAATAATAACGGTCAATTATTACAACAACAGTTTAACGCTGGAGGAGATCAAAACCAGGTAAAGACATATTTTCAAGGTAAAGCAACAAATACTGTTTATAAACAACAACAGGAAATTCAAAATGCTGCTAAAAAAATAATCAAAAGCAGATTTGAATCTTTAAAAAAGAATAAAATTGATTTTTTCTCTTATATTCCAAAACTAGATAAACAACAAAAAGATTCTCAAGAGGTAAAAATTGCAAATCATCCTCTTCTTAATTTAACAGACAACATAGTAAAGGAACTTGCTAACGCAAAAGGTGATGTCAATAGTTTTCTAGGTAGCATTAAATCAGATTATGGAGATTTTGGAAATCTTTCTTTTGGAAAGGTTTTGTTGACATACATCACATCTGCATGTCAAAACATCGATCCTAATGCAATTGCAGAAGAATATCAACTATTCTTTTACAACATGAACGAGAATGCAGGTCTTGTTGCAAATTTAAACATAGCTGAATTTCCAATAGAAATGTCAAGATTAGAGGATGCGTATACAAAAAGAGTCGTTGAACAAAGAGGCGAAAACATGACGCTTTTAAACTTTCTTGAAATTGTTAGAGAGTCTCAATTTTCTGACATACGACATCCGGCATTTGGATTTGCAGATCTTTATGAAAAAAAGCAGGGTACAGAAGACTTAATCTTAAAAGAAAAATGGGGTGCGCAGACTCTAGATGCTAATTTTATTCTTACGACTAGAGTAGCAAATGCAAACAAAGGTACGGGAGAACCGTTTTGTCAACCAACTATAGATTTTTATGTAGAGAGTGGTTATTCACAGAGTGATTCAAATCAAAACATAGAAGATTTGCTGGTTGGGTTTGACAAGGTTTCAAATGAAAAAATCTTTAGGAAATCTCAACCTGAAAAGATAATCAGAATTCACATATATGATAAGGCTGCTTCACCGCACCAACTTGCCACAAGCATGCTAAAATCTCAAAAAGGTTTTATAAGGAAAACAGGAAAATATAAACAAACACAACCTGTAAATCCTCCCAACCCACCCGCAAAACCCTTGTCAAAGGAACAACAACAACAAAAGACTCAAGCAGAGGCATCTGCGCTTCAAAAAAAGAACCAAGAGATATCACAAATTACGGAGTCAGCAAAGAACGGTGATTTATCGTTGTTGAACAGTCGCAATGAGGCAACCGGTGAACCCGTAAGATACGAAAACATTTCATTCAGAGACGCAAACGGAAATCCAAGATTTGATCTACTAAAAAAGGAAATATCAAGGTTTGTTCCAACTTTAATCGTTGGTTCAGAAGGAAGCATGATAACAAATCTATCGTATAGTACGAACCAAGACAGTGCCTTAAGCACGATCATGATGTTACGTAGCAAGAATCAATCACAAGGGTCAGATACACCGGGAACTCCCGGAATTGGAGATCTTCCTATGCGCGTCATTCCAGGCCAACTTACGGTGTCAATGTTGGGGTGTCCGTTAGTAGAATACATGCAACAGTTCTTTGTTGACCTTGGAACAGGAACGTCAATTGATAACCTGTATAACGTTGTAGGAATAACTCACAACATCTCGCCTGGGAAATTCACTACCGAATTAAAGATGGGATTCTATGATGCTTATGGGAAGTACGAAGGTGCTTCATCAATCGTAAACGAGATGGAGGCTGTGTTTGGTGCTATCAGCGATGCCTCAAAAACAAAATAAAACATGCGTGTTGTTTTTGTGAAAATTCACATGTTATTTGTTACAGTTAGGCTGTGGATGTACTTTTTGATAAATCATTGATTGGCTCTCAAAAACATTTACTGTTTTCTAGCGATGGATTTTCAAGACATGAAAAAACGATCGATGGTGCATGGCATCTGAGTGGTCACATCAAGCCTACATCAACGTTTTGTTTTGATACTGTTTTGCTGTTAAATTCAGCAGGCCAGATTCCCAAGGTTCCAGATCAATATAGACGTTGTATGGAAAAGTTAGCGCCTGATCTTTTATCACCACCTTGGTCAATGATAATTCCTCCTGAAATTTACAGAAATTATATTGATGATCTGGTCAACTATGCCAAGAAAAATTTAAACATTGACGTTGGGTATTATAAGACCGCATGGATTCCCGGTAGCCACGTTTTAAATTCATTAAAACCGGCAAAAGTTGATGGTGCAAGAATTACTGAAATAATTAATTCGGGTGCTCATAACTCACATATCGCTGAGACCTTTAAACCAAGATCCGGTGGTTATGCACAACCGGTTCTATACAATAGATTCTCAACGGTGACCGGAAGGTTGACTGTTGAATCGGGACCTAACATCTTGTTGTTAAAAAAAGAATATCGTGACGTTATTAAACCCTCTGATCCCAATGGAAAGATTCTTTCACTTGACTTTTCCTCGCTGGAGGCCAGGATACTCCTATACGAATCAGGAAATGATTGTGTTGAACAAGACCTGTATTCAACACTAGCAAACCGATTTGGTGGAATGCCACGTGATCTAGTGAAAGCCGCAGTGCTTTCTGTCTTGTACGGTTCATCAAAATCGATGGTTGCATTGAACCTAGGCGTCACCGAATCAAAGGTCAATGATATTGTTCTTAAGATAGAGGAATACATTGACACAAGATCATTATTGAAAAGATTAAAATCGCAGTTGTCTTCAACGGGACACATCACAAATAAGTTTGGAAGAAAAATCAAGATCGAACGTCCTCAAGACAACATTCTTGTCAACTACTACGCTCAAAGCACGGGTGTTGATGTATCATTGATGGGATTCTCAAAAATCATTGAAACCTTAGGTGGCGAAGGAATAAGACCGATCTTTGTTTTACATGACGCACTCATCCTTGACGTTCACGGTGACAGGGTCAATGATGTGTTGAACGTTTCAAAGACAACAGTACCAGGATACACACAGACCTTCCCAATAAAGGTCGATGAAATTACGAGGTAAAAAACTGTATCGTAATATTTTTAATTTTTTATAACCAAGAAATAATTATTTTCGGGAGGTCTTGTTGACCATGGAAATAAATTACATCGTTTATTGTTACAGTTGTCATTGTGAAAAGTGCCTGGGTAAAGACATTTATGTTGGTAAGTCAAAGTACGGATTAGAAAATAGACACAACGGTCACGTAAAATGTGCTAAAAGAATTTTATCTGGTAAAGGTAAGCCCAAAGATATTAGATTCGATTATTTTCTTGCCAAACATGGAATTGAAAATTGTCATATTAGAGAGCTGAAAACATTTCTCACCGAAGAAGAGATGAATGATGGAGAAATTCATTTAATTCAAGAAATGAAAACAGATATTTCATTTGGCGGAATGAATTTCGACGTTGGTGGGAAAGGAGGTCGAAAAAAAGGACGTTATAAAATGTCTCAACAGGCTAAAGAAAATTTGAGCATATCGTTAAAACAATATTATTCTCACAATAGCTTTACCCAAGTTGCTAAAGATCATCTTTCAAATTTGGCAAAAAAAAGACATGAAGATGATCCTGAATTGGGAAAGAGAATAAATCATTCATCATGGGAGACAATTAAGAAAAAATGCCTTGAAGATGAAGAATATAATGAAGCATTTAAAAAAATGCAACTTAAAAAAGCGAACAAGGGTGGTCAAGCATTTTTAAAAAAATTAGAAGATGAAAATTTTAAACAAGATTATTGCGAAAAAGTAAGTGAAGCAGTTTCTACGTGGTGTGAAGAAAACAAAGAAAAAGTTAAGCAAAGAGCAAAAAAAATAGCAGAGAATAGATTTGCTAACGGAGGGTGGATCGAATCTGTTAGGGAAGCTAACAAAAAAGTTACAAAAGAAGAGTACAAAAAAAGAGTAAAAAAGGGTTGGGAAACACGCAGAAAAAATCTTTTGAACAAATTAAAAGATTCCGATGATAATCAAGAAAATGAAACAGAGACAATTGACTCCTGAAGAAATTGCTGCGAATTTTGATAAATTTAGATCATTATGTGAAAAACTTAGTGATCGCTCAGAAGTAGCGCTGAAGATGGTAGATTCTCTTGGTGAACAATTGGCATTGTGTCCCGCTTCATCTAGGACCGATTTTCATAATTGTATGGTAGGAGGTCTTGTCGAACACTCTCTTAGGGTTCTTTCAAATGCTATGAAGTTAGTGAAGACATATGGGTGGGAGGTTTCAAAAGAATCGTTAATTATCAGTTGTTTGTTCCACGACATTGGAAAGGTTGGATTGGCCAACGATGATGGAACTGTCACTGATTACTACGTTCCGCAAGATTCTGATTGGCATCGTGAAAAGTTAGGTGAGTTCTATAAACACAACAAAGACATGCAATATATGTCAACCCCTCAACGAAGTGTGAACATGTGTCAAGCATTCGGTCTTAAATTGAAAACCGATGAATATCTTTCAATTCTTCTTAATGATGGATTCGTTCTTGACGAGAATAAGCCATACTGCTTAAAGACAAGTCCACTAGTCTTTACAGTGATGACCGCAGACTATATTTCTACAATGCAGGAAAAAGTCGGCGGTGCTTGGACACCTTGACCATATTTAATTTCATGGATGATCAACTTAGACATTACATCAGAATGATGCTGCAAGAAATTCTTGCAGAGATGAAAGATGACATTCATGAGGATGAGGACAATCTAAAAGAATTTAGCGCGGTTGGCGCAGGTGCAATACAAGGAGTTCCAGGCGTACCTGGGGCTTTATCTATTTCTGATCCCGGAGGACATTCCATTGAAGGGCCACAGGCTCCTCTAGGAAAGAGTTCCGATGAACCAATTCCGGGAACGAAGAAGAAAAAGAAGCATCGCCGCAAAAAGCCAAGTTGGTCGTGAATTAATCAGTTGAACACATAAAAAGGTTAGTGGTAGGGTACAAATTACCTGCACGGTGCAGGGTGATATTCCTGCCACAAGTTAGGAATAGGAAACGGAAAAGGAAAAACAAAATGGCTATTGATCTAGAAGCAATTAAACGTCGTGTTGCAGAGCTCTCGGGTGTTAAGAAGACCTCGTCGGTCCAACTTTGGAAACCCGGTCTTGGAGAACACAGGGTTCGTTGTCTACCTTGGAAGAACGCTCCCGATGGGCAACCTTTTGCTGAGCGATGGTTCTATTACATCGGTGAGAATGCAGGTATCCTGGCACCGAACCAGTTTGGTAAACCAGATCCCATTAATGATTTGATTCGTAAGTTGTACAGCAGTGGTAAGCCGGACGACCGCGTTCTTGCCAAGAAGTTGCAACCGAAGATGCGCTGTTACGCACCAGTCATCGTTCGTGGCGAAGAGGACAAGGGTGTTCAGGTGTGGGCGTTCGGTAAGCTTGTCTACCAACGTATGCTTGGGTTCTTTCTTGATGAGGATGTGGGTGATATCCTTTCACCGACAGAAGGCTTTGATCTAAAGGTTTCAATCACGAAGCAGCCAGGCAAGCAGTTCAATGATACAACAGTTGATCCTGCCCGTCGTCCAACAAAACTTCATGATGACTCAAAGCAGATGGAGACATGGCTTAACTCGATCCCAAATCTTGATGATATGTATCGTCTTAAGTCAACCCAGGAAATTGAAACAGTTCTAAACAACTGGCTCAATGGTGGTTCAACCGGCGATGCAACACCAGAATTGTCTAGGGGACCTGTTACGACTGATGCTCTTGACGATTTGGTTGCCGAGGTAAAGTCAACTGCAAATGAAAAACCTTCACCAAAGAAATCAAAGAAGGATGACGGTGACTCGAAGAAACAATCTCTTGATGATGCATTTGCAGATCTCATGAGTGACGAGTGAATTAAACTGAGGTAAAATAACGCCGGAAATCAAATAGGTTTCCGGCGTTTGTACTATTTTCCATGCAAGGTAGATAATAACAAAACGTATGGCAAAAAACAAAGAAGATACGACGGTTTCAAAAAAGGGTGAGGTTGATTTTGCTGCCGAGCTGATCAAGGATATCAACAAAGAATTTGGTTCTCGTATCGCATACAACCTCGCAGAAATGGATGCACCAACTATCGTTAAGCGATGGATTGACACTGGATCTATTCAACTAAATTACGCGATTAAAAACGCATTTGGTGGAGGATATCCTGAAGGCAGAATCATTGAAATTTCTGGTTTGCCATCATCAGGCAAGTCTCACCTTGCATATCACGCTGCTTCAATCGTTCAGAAACAAGGTGGATTAGTCGTTTATATCGACACCGAGAATTCGGTGCCCGTACAGAAGCTTTCAGACATGGGAATTGATGTTCGTAAACGCTTTGTTTATTGCGATTCTCACTGCACTGAGGAGGTATTTTCTATCATTGAATCAACAATCGTCAAGGCGAAGCAGATCATTGAGAAGAATGTACCGATCCTGGTTATCTGGGACTCTGTTGCAGCGACTTCTCCAAAGGCAGAGTTGGAAGGTGAATACGATCAAAACTCAGTAGGTCTACAGGCTCGCGCTATCTCGAAGGGGATGCGTAAGATCACAGGTGTCATCGGCCAGAACAACGTGACGTTGTTGTGTCTCAATCAACTTCGAGACAACATCGGTGTGATGCACGGCGATCCTGCGGTGACCCCCGGTGGAAAAGCGATTCCATTCCATTCATCTGTCCGCATTCGTCTAGGCAGCGGAAATCAAGTGAAGGACAAGAACGGTAATCCGATTGGTATCCATACGACAGTGACGATCAAGAAGAACAAAGTAGCGCCACCGTTCCGCAAGCTCGAGTTCGATATCATCTTTGGTAAAGGAATTGTCGAAGATGAGTACCTCTTTGACGAGTGCAGGTCGCACTGCAAGGAGAACGGCCCCGTGAAGAGAAAGGGACACATCATTAATGTTTCTGGTGAAGGTGCCTGGAAGGAGCTCAGCGTCGTCAACGAGAAGACAGGTGAGGTCGTCGTTGAGAAGAAGTTCTACAAGTCTGAGTTTGGAGCGATGATGAAGGATGAAGTATACTCACCTTTCCTCACTGAGGTGATCGACGCAGCGCTGACTCTCACGGCAGGTCCACCAGCGGCAGAAGGTGAGGTTGACGATAACGTGACAGACGATGGAGGTTCAGATGCTTGAAAAGCCGATAAACCCAGTGTGGGTCAAGGTTCTAACTGAAAATGACACTCAGATACCCCAGTATCAAACGTCTGGATCTGCAGCTTGCGATTTAAGATCGACGGACTCCGTCGTGGTTCCGCCGTCTTCAAGCGTGATAGTTGGAACAGGTATCAAGTTAGAAATGCCAAGTGGCTTCGGCGCAATGGTTTGTTCAAGATCAGGTCTTGCTGCGAAGAACGGTATCCACGTTTTAAATGACCCAGGTCTCGTAGATCAAGACTACAAAGGGGAGATAAAGGTCATCCTACACAACGCAGGAAAGGACGAGTTTATTGTCAAAAAAGGTGATAGGATTGCCCAACTTTTATTTTTCCCGATTTTTCAAGCAATATTCCAAAAGGCACCAGAGCTGATCCAAACAAAAAGGGGCGAGGGCGGATTTGGAAGCACAGGGGTTTGAATTGAGCTCAGAACATCCAGTATTGATTGTTGACGGTAGCAACCTTTTTATTCGTAGTTGGGCAGCATACCCAACCATGAACAAGAACGGAGAACCGATGGGAGGTTGCATCGGTTTCATGAAATCCTTGCAAAGGATTTGTAGAGAAATACAACCATCACGTGTATACATCGCTTGGGAAGGCGGTGGTTCCCAGCGAAGAAGGAATTTATATTCTGAATACAAGCTGGGCCGCCGCCCAGAAAAATTGAATAGGTTTTATGGAGATGACATACCTGATTCTGAGGAAAATAGAAAACATCAACTGATAACGTTGTTGGGAATGTTAAAGTTTTCTCCGGTGTGTCAGGTTTATGTTTCTGACTGTGAAGGTGATGATATCGTTGCGCACCTATGTAGGGGACCGTTCAGGCGACAAGAAAAAATCATCGTTTCATCCGACAAAGACATGTACCAATTGCTTGATGAAGTAACTAAAATTTACAGTCTTCACAAGAAAAAAATTGTCACTTCAGAAGAGATATTTGAAGAATATAGGATTAAGATGCACAACTTTGCGATTGCAAAAGCAATTTGTGGTGATCCTGGTGACAACGTTCCTGGAATCAAGGGCGTTGGTTTTAAGAAGCTTTCCTCAAAGGTTCCTGTTCTTGGTGGAGATGAATTGATCCTACAGGATGTGATTGATTTTTGTCAATCGAGAATCGATGAATCGATTATTTATCGTCGCATCGTTGAAGGAGTGGACGATATCAAAAGAAATTGGAAGTTGGTCCACCTTGATGGTAGCATGTTGTCAGCAGATCAGGTTTCAAAGGTGCAATATGTTATAGATACATTCCATCCTAAGGTGGATAGGATCGGTCTCATTCGATCGTTGGTCAAAGAGGGAATAGAAGGCTTTGACGTTGAAGGGTATTATTACGATCTTAAGTGCCTCGTTGTGAATAACCAGGTGACCGGAGAAACAAATGTCTGAACAAGATAACAGAACAATGACCAAGGTATCTTTTGGAACCTATGGTAAGTCATTTCAAGAAAAAATCATGCAAGCTTTGTTAACTGACTGGAAGTTTGCAGAGCAAATGACCGAGGTTTTTGACACTTCATATTTTGAGTTGAAATATCTTCAATTTTTAGCAGATCGATATTTTTCTTATTCTAAGAAATACAAAGTGTTTCCCACCCTACAGTTGCTTGCTACGATCATTAAAGAAGATCTTAAGGTCGGAACCGATATGATCCTTAGGGATCAAATCATTGATTACCTTCAGCGTATGAAGGCAAATCCAGATGCCGGAGATCTTCAGTTTGTTCGCGAAAAATCACTTGATTTTTGTCGAAAACAGGCATTAAAATCTGCAATTGAAAAAGCAATTGATTTAGTTTCAACAGAAAAATACGAAAGTATTGTTGAAATTATTAAAACTGCAGTTTCAGTTGGAACAACTCCCTCAGTTGGTCACGATTTTATAAATGATTTTGAAGCAAGGTTCGTAAGACTTAAAAGAGAAGTTGTTCCAACAGGTCTCGAACAACTTGATAAGAAAGAAATTCTTCAGGGTGGCCTTGGTAGAGGTGAAATTGGTGTTGTTGTTGGTAACACTGGTACTGGTAAATCACACTTCCTTGTAAATCTTGGATGCAATGCAATGCGTGAAGGAAAAAATGTTCTTCACTATACTTTCGAATTAAGTGAAACTGCAGTTGCTGTTAGATATGATTCTAATCTTTGCGATATGAATTCAAATGAAGTTCTTGATAAGAAAGAAGAAATTCATGAGAAATATTCAAAGATGAAGCTTGGAAGACTTTTCATTAAAGAATATCCAACATCAACATGCACAGTTCATATGATTAGAAATCACGTTGAGAAGCTTTCTCTTAAAGGTTTTATACCTGATATCATTCTTATAGACTATGCAGATATTATGAGATCATCTCGTCAATTTGATTCATTAAGACATGAATTAAAATTAATATACGAGGAATTAAGAGGATTAGCAACTGAATTACAAATTCCAATTTGGACTGCATCACAGGCAAATCGTGATTCTTCAAATAGCGAAATTGTTGGTCTAGAATCAATGAGCGAAGCTTATGGTAAAGCAATGGTTGCTGACGTAATTTTAACAATTTCCAGAAGATCACATGAAAAAGCAAGTGGTCAAGGAAGATTATTCGTTGCTAAGAACAGAGCAGGTCGTGATGGTTTAGTTTATCCCGTTCTTATTGATACTTCAAAATCTTATTTTAAAGTTACGGGAGATAATATTACAATGGCTGCAGCAGAAGAAGAAGATCAATCAACGATGAAGCAGGCACTCAGAAATAAATGGCAGGAACTTCAAAAAGAAGATAATTTAGTCGTAAAAAAAAACTAACGTAGAAATTAAGGGATATATAAATGAATAAAATTTATACGCAGGAAGAAGCGCTTAAGGAAACAACTGAATACTTTAATGGTGATTCATTAGCAGCAGATGTTTGGGTAAAGAAATATGCATTAAGAAATGAATCAGGTGATCTTTTAGAGAAAACACCAAATGATATGCATCGTAGATTAGCGAGGGAATTTGCACGTATTGAAGCAAAATATCCTAATTCATTGAGTGAAGATGAAATTTATGATTTATTGAAAAAGACAGGCCCAAATGATCTTGGTATGGGTTACATTGTTCCTCAAGGTTCACCTATGAGTGCAATAGGAAATCATTATAAATTACAATCTCTTTCTAATTGTTTCGTAATAAATTCACCATCAGATTCATATGGTGGCATTCTATTTGCTGATCAAGAGCAGGCACAAATTATGAAGCGCCGTGGTGGTGTTGGATTTGATATTTCAACAATTCGCCCACGTGGTTTATCAACTGCGAACGCTGCTGGTACAACCGACGGTATTGGTGTTTTTATGGAAAGATTTTCAAACACATGCCGTGAAGTTGCTCAAGGCGGTCGCCGTGGAGCACTAATGTTAACAATTTCAATCAAACATCCTGAAATTGAAACATTTATTAATATTAAGAGAGATCTTAAAAAAGTTACAGGTGCCAATATTTCAATACGTGTAACAGATGATTTTATGTTAGCTGTTGAAAATGACAGTACATTCACATTACAATGGCCTGTTGATGTACCCGTAGACGAAGCAAAACATGTTAAAAGAGTTAAGGCAAAAGATATTTGGAATCAAATTGTAGATTCAGCATGGTCAAGCGCAGAACCAGGATTATTATTCTGGGATAATGCAAAGAGAATGACACCTTCTGATGCATATGAATCAAAAGGTTATGGTTCTAAAAGCACAAATCCATGTGTAACCGGAGATACTATTGTCATTACAAACGCTGGATTTAAAACTGTAAAAGAACTCTCAGATGCAAAAGCTCAATTTACGGTAAAATCTTACAATCCAGAAACTGATAAAGTTGAAATGAATAAAGCAACTGCGTTTAAAACAAAAGAAAATGCAAAGCTTTTACAAATTACTACAAAATCTGGCAAAACAATTAAATTAACACCCGATCATCGTGTATATACTCAACGAGGTTGGGTTGAAGCAGGTGATCTTTCTTTGGATGATAAAATTCTTTCAGTAGTAAAAAGATAAGTTAAACTAATCCTTGTTGAATATATATTCTCAGGGATTAGTAAAATGTATGATCATTTATTATCAAAAATACCTATGATTGAAGAAACAAGAAATATGATTCAAGAAATAGCTTGTAGTAATGTAAAGAGAAACTTTACATCAAAAGGTGGTAATATGACTTCTAGTTATATTATCGACAAGAATCATCCAGATTGTTTAAAACTTATTTATAATCTTACACATCTTTATCATGATTGTGGTATGGGTTTTAAACTTTTAAGTCAAGAACTTGGAAATATTTCATATACGAGATTAAGAACTGTTTTTAAAACATTAGGAATTGAATCTAGGGTTGGTACATCATGTGTAACAGATGGCTTAAAAAAGTTACGCTCTGAACGTGCAAAAAAAACTAACCCTTGGTCAAATTGGACAGAAAAATATCCTAATAAAGATAAAACAAACAAACATCATCTTGGAGGTTGGTATTTTAATAAATCAATGAACAAATATGTTTGGTTAAGAAGCTCGTGGGAATATGGATACGCACAATGGTTAGATTTAACAAATCAAGTTTGGGATGTTGAAGCAAGGAGTTATCTTCTTTCTGATGGTAGATACTATAGACCAGATTTTTTTATATATGAAGGAAACAAACTTTCACATATAATTGAAATTAAATCAAAGTGGGTTAATGGATCATTAGAAAGAATTGATAAATTTGAAAAATTTAAATTAGAATATTTGGATATAAATTCAAAAATTATAACTGAAGAAATATTTGATATAATTGGACGAACGGCAGTTGATATTCTTAATGAATGGAAAAATAAAAGAATTACGGAGTTAAAAAATGATTGAACAATTAGAAACAACACAATGGGATGAAATTGCAGAAATAACTAACATTAACAATGAAGATGTTTATGATTTATCGGTAGATAATGTTCATAATTTTTTTGCAAACGATCTTTTAGTTCATAACTGTGGCGAAATTATTCTGAGTCCATATGATAGTTGCAGATTAATTGTTCTTGACTTAACAAAATTCGTTGAAAATCCATTTACTGAGAATGCAAGATTTAATCACATTAAATTTAATGAGATTACGCAAAAAGCTCAAAGATTAATGGACGATCTCGTTGATCTTGAACTCGAAGCAGTTCAAAAAATTTACGATAAAATTTTATCAGATCCAGAAGATGAAGAGACAAAACGCATTGAATTAAATCTTTGGAAAAAAATAAGAGAAATTGGTGGTAATGGACGCAGAACTGGTCTTGGTATCACTGGTATGGGTGATGCATTAGCAATGTTAAATGTCCAATATGGAAGTGAAGAATCAATTCGCAAAGTTGAATCTATTTATTGCGATTTAGCACTTGGCGCTTATCGTTCCACTGTTAATCTTGCAAAAGAACGTGGCGCATTTCCTGCTTATGATTATCAATTGGAAAAAGATCATCCTTTCATAAATCAAATTATGAATCTTGATGATAACTTAAAAAACGATTGGCAGAAACATGGTCGTAGAAATATTGCTTTAACAACAACTGCGCCAGCTGGTTCTGTATCAACACTTACTCAAACAACATCCGGTATTGAACCCGTATTTCTCTTGTCATATAAGAGAAGAAGAAAATTAAATCCAAATGATAGTGAATCAAAGGTTGATTTCATTGATCAACTTGGTGATAAGTGGCAGGAATATAATGTTTATCATCACATGTATCGAAAATATCTTGATATGAAAGGTATTGTTGATCCAACTGATGATCAAATTAAAGAATCACCTTATTTTAATTCATCAGCAAATGAAATTAACTATGTTTCTTCAGCGTATTTACAGGCAGCAGCGCAAAAATGGCTTTGCCATTCAATAAGCAAAACCTGTAATTTACCAAATTCAGCTACCCGTGAAGATGTTTCTTCAGTGTATCTTGAAGCATGGAAGTCAGGTTGCAAAGGATTTACAGTTTATCGTGATGGTTCAAGATCTGGTGTTCTTGTTTCCACTGACGAAAAGAAGGATGAAAAGAAGGAAGCGGTCTTTCAACAAAGATCAGCACCAAAACGTCCTGAATCGTTAGATTGCCATATTCATAGGGTGACAGTAAGATCAGGTGACATTTCAGAATCATATGTTGTTTTTGTTGGGTTACTAGATAATAAACCATATGAAATTTTCTGTGGGCCATCTGGAAATATTGATGTACCAAAGAAAGCAAAATTTGGTCAGATTCACAAGAAGGTAAGAAAAGATGGAAATTCAAGATATGATTTATCAATTCCAGTTGGTGATGATGATTCATTAAACCTAAAAGATATTGTTCATCTTTTTGACAGTCCTAATGATGGTGCTCTTACAAGAACAATTTCATTAGCTTTAAGACATGGTGCACCAGTACAATATATCGTTGAACAACTTCAAAAAGATAAAAACAGCGATATGTGGTCATTTAATAGAGTCGTAGCGAGAGTTTTGAAGAATTATATACCTGATGGTTCAAAATCTTCAGATAAGAAATGTTACGATTGTGGTGCAGAAGATGCATTAGTATATAAAGAAGGTTGCGTTACTTGCATACAATGTGGAGCATCAAAATGCGGATAATGTCAAATGATTAACAAATTAAGACTTTTAATTCGCGAAATTCTTATAAATGAAGTAGGAACAATGGGTGTAATACATCCTGCAAATGTAGAAAATCCATCTCAAGATCCAGAAAATCCTGAAGGTGAAGGAAATGATCAAGAAAATAGTGAAGAAACGCCATCTAAGTGATGGCGTTTTTAACATTCACATTAAATGATTTATTTTACTATAGATGATTTATAGATTAATTGCAATATTACTGTTATTTTCAAATATTGCATTTTCACAAGCGACATATACAAGGCATTTAAAATATGGAACTCCGTCAGCATGTAATCTTCAAAATCAAAAGTTAGTTGTAAAAACACAATATATCTCATGCTATGATAGATCAATAAAAACATCACGATGGGTTACATGGAATACGCGGTTTGAAGATTATGGTGATTCAGGTAGATATAAGGGATCATTTTTTCAGGATAGAGGATTTGATCTTGCTACAAACAGGGATTATTTAAATTCTGGCTATGATAAAGGTCATATAGTACCTTCTGAAGAAAGAACATTTTCAAAAGAAGATAATTATGAAACATTTTCTTATATGAATGTTATACCACAAAAGCCAAATTTAAACAGAGGTCCATGGTATGATTTAGAGAAACATGTTAGAGAATTTGTAACAGTTTCTGAATCTAGACAGGTATTTCAAATGGCAGGTGGAATATATCTTAATGGTTATGACACCATAGGTAATGATATAAAAGTTCCTGTAAAAGTATGGAAAGCTATACTTTTTATTGAATCTGGAAGAGTTGTTGAAAAAGTATATGTTATTATGCCGCAATCAGGTCCTGGTGTCACCCAAGCAGGTGATACATGGAAACAATTTATAACAGACAAAAAAAATATTGAAAAAGAAACTGGTTTAAAGGTATATTGATGAATAGTATGAATGAAATTAAAATAACGGGTGGTGGGTTTATTAAATTAATAGACAAAATGGGCTCTGATTTAACAGTTGTTAATGCAGCGCGTGTTTCTTTTAATAAAAGAAAAGATTCTTTTGATGAGAGTGACGAAAAATTAATAAATTTTTTGGCTAAACACGATCACTGGACACCTTTTAGTCAATGCCAACTACAATTTCACATTAAAATGCCAATCTTCGTTGCAAGACAACATTTTAAAAGTTCAATTGGATTAACAAGAAATGAAGTCTCAAGAAGATATGTAAAAAACAATCCAGACTTTTGGTTACCAGAAAAACTTAGAAAATCAGCTGAAAATGTGAAACAAGGATCAAGCCTTGAACAAATTGAAAATAATGAAGAATTAATTTCTGAAATTGAAAAACATCATCACACATGTAATTCTTTGTATGAAAAATTATTAAGTAATGGTGTTTGTGCAGAACAAGCAAGAGTTGTATTACCTCAATCAATGATGACTGAGTTTATAGAAACGGGAAGTTTAAGCGCATATGCTAGAATATATGGCTTAAGAGCTGAAAAAACTGCGCAATTAGAAATTCAAGAATATGCTTTAGGGTATGGAAAAATAATCAGCAATTTATTTCCATATTCATGGAAAGCGTTAACAACATAATACAAATTGAAACTATAAAATATAATAAAATTCGGAGTCATATTATGAAAGCAAAATTACACGATACAGTATTAATGAGAATTGTTCAGATCATTCAGGAAGCAATGCTTATGGGCGTTGATTGCGTTGATATTATGCGTCAAGTCGAAGTTGAATATTCTGAAGAAGAAGGTAAGCTTGTTTTAACTGAAGAATACAAGCAAATGGTTGTTGAACACCATGAAAAATGGCTTGCAGAAGCAGAAAAACTTCTTAAAGAAGAAGTTCAGGTGGAATCTCAAAATGCAACAGCGTGATATGTTAAATAAAATGTTTTCCCAACAAAGGGAGTTCATGAATCTCTTAAGAGAAAAAAGAAATTTTCCCGAATTCCCTGTTGATCTTTCTACAAAACATGGTCAAAAATTTGTGAAATCAATTTCTCATGAATGTATGCATGAATTATTTGAAAGTGTACAATTATTGTCAGATTCTAAAGATCATAAAAATTCATTATCAAATGATTTTAATAAAGAAAAATTTCTTGAAGAATTAGCTGATGTAACACACTATTTAATTGAAATTTTTATTTTAACAGGAATTTCACCCGAACAAATATATGAAGCATATATGAAAAAAGGTGAAGTTAATAATAATAGAATAATGAACGGGTATTAAATGTTTAGTTCTTATATAGCAAATAAGTTATTAAAATTATGGGGATGGAAATTTCCAGAAAACCCACCTCAAAATGGTCCTTATATTTTTGCAGGTTATCCACACACTGCATTATTAGATACAATACCTTGCGTTTTATTAGGTATTAATTGGCAAATTTCGTTCTTTATACCAGTAAAAGAATCATTTGATAAACCAGTAATAAAAGATATTATGAAATTTTTTCATTGTTTACCAATAACCAGAAATAAAAAAGGTTTAGAATTAATGGTTAATTCTTTACATAAAAGTAAAGGTAATATGGCGATTGCAATAGAAGGAACAAGATCAAAAACAAATGGTGTAAAACCTGGATTTCATAATATTGCAAAACAGTTAAATTTAAAAATTGTTCCTGGTATACTTGATTGGAAGAATAAAGAATTAAAAATTTTTGAACCTTTTGAACCTCAAGAAAGTGCACAAAAAACCATAGAAATGTATGTAAAATTAATTCAGCCATATTTTCCTGTAGGAAAATATCCCG